TTATATGCCTGGAACAAGGTAAAGTGTCTTACCGTGTTTCCTTTCGCTTCGGTTGACCTGTAATAAACTAACTTTAGTTTCTTTCCACACTCTGGGCACTCATAGCCGTTCTCGCAACCAAGAACGACCCCTAACAACGAGCTTGATAATCTCGAGCTGTGTCCGCAACACTGGCACCACACCCAGCCGTTTTTCTTGTATAAGCCTATATCCTCGAAACAATGTTCATAAGCATATTTCTTTGCAGCTTCACTGATAGGCTTTAGTTGCTTAGAGAGCTGTAGTACGTGCTTCTGTTCCTTCGTCCTTGGCTTCATAGTCTCTTTCGTTTGGTTCGTAATTATCATTGCAGTGCAATAGATTTAACCCACACTCTATCGTCGGACCTGTATCAACCGAATGTGTACAGGTTTCGCACAACCCCCAGTACTTTTCTTCCATCAGTATTGCCCTCCGAATAAATCGCCCATCATCGCAGCCTCTTTCTCTTGCTTCTCTTTAGCTGCTTGTAATCTTTTCTCTTTGGCTTTCTTCTCTCGTTCTCTCTGCTCCTCCTGCCTTTTCTTTTCCTGCTCTTCCAGTTTCTTCTCGTAGTTCTGTTGAGCTTTCTCCATCGCTTTCTGCTTTTCCTCTTCACTCAATTCTACATGCGTATCTACTACTACACGAGATACGTTGTTAGCCTTGCTTCCGGGGTCTTTCAACTCCTTCTCGTCTATGAAGTGCTTTGCCATGCCGTAAATCTCTTCATCAGCCCAGCCACATTGTTTCGTCTTGCTGACCTCTGATAGGATATAATTACATACTGCTTCTGGTGTCTTCTCTGGTTGTTCTTGCATCTTCTTTGCGAACTCCAGATCCGTATCGGCTTCCTTCTTCAAGTACTCCTCGATACGCTTAATAAATAAATTCGTTGCTTTCATATTCCTTATTGCTTTGTTACGTATTTCAATGTATCCTCGTCTTTCCGTTTCTCTTAGCGTATCCCAGTCCGTACCTTCTACAAGTACCTGCCATTCACCATTAACCGTCATACACTTAGGAAACTTAAAACGTTCTTGTATCTTTCTTATAGTTGCTATGTCTCTTATCTTATAATAGACTACGATAAAGTACATCATCACTATCCGGCTACTTTGTGGTTATTCTTTCTCTTTTTAATCTCGGTGTATTCTTCATAGCTTACCGCATTCTTTCTGTCCTCTTCCATCTTCCTCTCTCGCTCTCTTTGCTCTATCTTTTCTATGATTTGGTTCCTCTCGTCAAAGAAGGTGCGCAAAGCTCGCATAATTCTTACAGCATCTATGCACCCATACATCTCTCCGTAGTCTCCGTATTTCAATCGCTGAAAGAATAACATCAACTCCGTAATCTTCAAATAGTAGTAGCGGTTATGTATCATCCTCGCTACCTCCTTGATGGTGCGATACGATGCTTTGTTTTCTTCCTTTACTCCTACAAAATTTTGGTAGTCGTTCAGATGTACCGCAAGCCAATCATAAACGACCTGCTCGCCATACTCTGCCTTAATCTTTGCCAGCGTAGAATAGTCACCCATAACGCACTGAGTAGGGTTAACAGCATAGAACGTTTGTTTTTCTGGATTGAAAACCTCTAATAGGTTACGAGCCTCATCCTTGCTCCTACATATAGCGACTGAGGATGTCTCTTGCGATTTCTTCATTTCGTTTCTGCTTCTGTGTAGCAGTGTCGTTAAATCTTCCATCGTTAGTTGTCTTTGTTTTGTTATTCGTCAACCATCGGTTAACCATACTATCTACTCGCTTTATCTTTTGCCCTGATGATGTCACCCAACCCTGCGCATCGTAGTAGTAAAAGAACTGCTCTGCTTCCTCGCTGCTCATGCCTTTTTTAAGACATATCGCAGCAACTTGTTCCAGAGTAGGTGAGGGGGCTTCTTCTTCTTTCTTCTTCTCTACCTCAAACTTTAATCCTAAGTCCGTAGGTACTGTTTCTTTTCTTTTTATTTTTTCTTTATTCTCTGTTTTAGTTTCTGTTTTATTCAAGTGTGCAGTAACCTGTGCAGTAACCTNTTTTTTTCACAGGTTGCAAGTACTGTATAAGAAGAAAAAGCCTTCCCATTATATGTTTTATAATCAATTAGTCCTGCTATTTTCAAACGATTACGAGTGTCGTTAAATGTATGACGACTATTTATCCCAAGTTTTGCCATAATTTCTTTATTGTTCCTTTTGAAGGATGGCTTCCACGATAGACTATTTGCGATTTTTAGCAAGTAAAAATAAAGCGCAATATCTATTGGGCGGAAATCATGTTCTTCGCTTAGCAACCAAAAATTATTTATCAAACTTATGTAATTCATAATCTCACACGTTAATATATTCTCGCACCGCCTTCTGAAACTCATCCAGAGAGTGGCACACTACGTATTTGTTTTTCATACGCTTTGCCAGTTTCTCATATTCTCTCTGGCTCTGTGACTGCTTACCTACGGGTGTCTTCATCTCAATACATAGCGAAGCATAACCACCCATAGGAACTTGAAGTATAAGATCGGCTACACCAGACCTTACCCCCTCGTCTTTCATTATCTTTGCAGTCCATGCGTTTCTTGCTCCTCCATTAGGAACAGCAAAAAACAATGGTTCGATACTCGGATAAGTCTTCCTGAACCACTCTACACACTGCTTTTGTATCTGACTTTCTGTTAATGGTTTCATAGTACACTACATATTAAACACATTAACACACCTACGATAAAGCCTAACATTACCGCACAGCCTAAACCTACTATAATCGTAGTACCCTGTATATCTTCTTCTTTATTTTGCATATTAATATTCTCCTTTGAACATATCGAAGGCTGCATCTAACAACATCTGCTGCGTGTTAACCTTCTTTTCTTCTACATTATCAATCGTACCAGTTACTCCGTTGGCTATATCCTTCTTCGTCTGTATGAGTTGATACATATACTCATCTATCGTTTCCTTTCCCAGTAAGTATGTACAGGTAACAGCATTCTTTTGTCCGTTTCTGTGCGCTCTGTCCTCCGCTTGGCAACAATCTGAATAAGTCCAAGGGAACTCGATAAACAACACGTTAGAGGCTGCTGTAAGCGTCAAGCCTGTACCACCGCTTCGATAGTTAAGTATAATCAGTTTCGTATCGGGGTTTTGTTGGAAAGCATCAACACTTCTTTGCTTTGCCCTATCATCATCATCACCCGTAACCGTAACAGCCTTTGGAAACTCTTTTTTTAACTCCTGTACAACCTGCTTTAGAAAGCAGAACACAATTAGTTTTTCGCCTCCATTTATAGTGTTATGGATGATGTCAATAGCTGCCTTAATCTTTCCCTTTGACGATATTTGCTTTAATATACCCATCTTCACCATTACAGCTCCTCGAATAGCTCTCTGTATCTTATCATCATCTGCCTTCTTGAACTCTCTTAGATACTGGATAACATCTTGTTTTGCCTCGTCGTACTCCTTCCTATTCTCAATATCAACTACCAGATACGAACGTGTCTTATCGGGTAGCCATTTCAAAACGTCTTTCTTTTGCCTTCTGAAAAAACAAAACTTATTCAAATAGTAGTTAAGTTCCTTTAGGTGACTTGATTGGTTCTCGCCTGCGCAATATCTTTCTTTGAACTTCGTATATCCTCCGAAGTCCTCCAGACGCTCCATAATATTAAGCTGCTGAATAAGGTCGGTATTATTGTTCACTACAGGTGTACCTGTCAACTCCAGTACAAACTCTTTACCCTTAGCAATACCCTGCACGAATTTACTTTGCTGTGTCTTGCTTGATTTGCATTTATGGCTTTCATCAATGATGACCGACTTAAATAGATTTATTCTTTCGTCAAATTCAACACTCTTAAGCGTAAATCGTTGCTGGCTCTTCACTCTCTTAACAAAGTACTTCTTTAAGCTCTCATAGTTCGTAATGAATACCTTTGCCAAAGGCTCGCCTGCATTATTGCGTGACTGCCAGAAAAGCTGCCATGTATTTCTGTTGGCATCGCTTAGTATTACAGCTTGCACACCTCCGAACTTCTTAAACTCTCTCTGCCAGTTTACTTTCAGTGACGCTGGACATATTACCAGTGCTGGCCATGCCCCGCTCGCTGTCATCGTACCAATAGCCTGTGCCGTCTTTCCAAGTCCCGGTTCGTCTCCCATTATGCACCTCTTCTTCTCCAATGCGTATGCTATACCTTCCTTCTGGTATTCGTATGGTTCAAGCGTCATATTATGCTCGACTTCCAGCTTTGGCATTTCTGGTATCTCGTAGCTCTCTACTGGCTCCTCATCTTTCAACCACTGGACACTATTGCATAGACGGCGTTGTACAGCCCAGTCTGCCATTAGCCTTAGATAATTCTCATCAGTAGGTGAGACCTCCCAAAATTTACCGTCAGCCCTATAACGAGCTGACGGTATTCTTTTCACACATGCCACCAATAAAGGCTGGTAATTAAAAACTACCTTGTAGCAGTTAGGAGTTAAGGTAAACGTCATTATATTTAGACGCATCATAATTCGTTAAGCTACTTCTGTTTTCTTTTTCCTTCCTTTCTTCTTTTCACCACCTTTCGATGTGCTAATCTCTACAGATACCTGTGGCACTTCTCCAGCCTCAACACCTGCAAACGGATCGCCTGCTTCATCGAAATTTAATTCGCCTTGTTTCAAACCCCATTTGCGCTCGGTTACATACTGCTCTGCCTCATACTTCAAATTATCAATAGCTAAAGACAACTCCGACAAGTAATAGTATTTATCATCGTCGACTACAGATATTTTTGGTGCGTTAAGGTTCATAACGTCTCCTCGGTCCAGTACACGAGTACCAGATATAATGACCTCATCACCGCTAAATGTTACAGAACCAACAGACATTCGAGTAAAGATACTCTTTTCCTCCCAGCTTCTTTGCTCCTCCAGTTCCTCCAGCGTGTTGTTATATGCCTCTCTCTGTTCTGTCAACATAGCCAGATGGGGAACGAGGGTTTTAATCGCCTCCTTGAAGTCCTTGTGCACAATGTTAGCACCTACCATCGTAATGGTATCTCCATCACGATTAGAATACACCACATTAAGCGTATTCTGCTTTGTTAATTGAATTTTCTTAAAGTCCATTTTACTTGTTTTAATTTAGACATTATATTGCTGATAAAAAGCCTCAAAGTACCTATCATCTGGTATAGGTAGCATTATACCCAGTTCACTTGCTGCATCCGCCTGTATCTTGTTCATAAACTCTGTCATCTGTGTAGTATTAAGCATAGATGATGTCTCGTACACCTTCTCTACCTTTTCTCCAACTCTGATGACTTTACACAAGAACTTTTTGCAGTAATACATGTAGATGTCATTCTTATCCGTTCCAGTGCTATTCTCGATACACTTAAACCACATCCACATTAAATCGTTTTGATTTATCGTTCTTTTCTCACTAACACGTTTCAGTATCAGCGAATAGCTACCATTCTTTAACGTTGAAAAAAGATAGTCGAGATCCGTATCTAACGAAACCCGACCATCTTTTTTCTCAACTTTTACAACTTTCATTAAAATGGTAAATCATCTTCGGGGGCGGGTGGGAACGGTGCACCCGTATTTGGTTGTGCATAGCCTCCCTGTTGGTAGTTAGCTGGTTGCTGCTGTACAGGCTGCTGTGGAACTGTAGCCTGTTGAGGTTGTGTATAACCTCCAGTAGGCTGTGCAACTCCTTGCTGTTGCGGGACTACATTCTGCACTGGGGCTGCTCCTACATTCTGCTGTTGCCCCTGCGGTATAGTCATCAATACTATACTATCTGCTACAATATCTGTTGTATACACATCAACCCCTTGCTGGTTCTTATACGTTCGATAGGTAATCATTCCGTCTACGGCTATCTTCATTCCCTTCTTTACGTAATTACCTGCAAAGTCTGCAAGGTTATTCCACGCTACAATACGGTGCCATTGTGTTACCTCTGGTACGTCCGTACCATCTTTTTTCTTGTAGCCACCAGTAGACGTTGCAAGTGAAATCTGTGCATAATGTACACCTTGTTGCGTCTGCCGTAGTTCGGCATCCTTTCCAACTACGCCTATAAGGCTAACTGAATTCTTACTCCGTGCCATATCATAATACGTTAATCGTTATACTTCCTTTGACTTTTGACACCTTCAAGCACTCTTTGTATACGTCGGGGTACATCTTCTTTACCTTTGCCGTATCTATACTCTCTCGTGTGCTATCCAGCTTACGAACTATCTGTATTCGTTCACTTTGCCACTTCTTTACATTGTGCTCAACCATGAGATTGTATAAGCCTTCTTTTAGCTCTTTCTTTCTCTCTTCCATCTGCTTTAGCTGGGTTTCGATTTTGATTATCTCGTCCTCGGCATCCTTCAGCGTGGCTGGTAAAGCCTCCTCGATAGGCTCTAATTCTGTAGAAGTTTCTTTCGCTCCGAAATACTTCTCTCTGTATGGTGTTGAATCTTCCTTTGCAAGATATGCCTTAACTATCTTCTTACAATCCGTTGCACTGATACGGTTAAGCTCCATCAGTTCCGCCTTTCCGTATTGTTCTTTTGGCAGCCAGACAACAAACAATCGTCCAGCCTTCTTGCCCTTGTTACACTTTTCGAACAGATAAGCGTAAATAGACAACTGCAACGATACATTGTTTTTGTGTATCTTGCTCGTAGTCTTGATGTCAGCCAGCGGATAGCAGCCTTTCTCGTCCTCATCGAAGACAACATCAATACTCGAAGCTATATTCTTTCCATCATCTACGAGATACTCGTTTTCAGCCGTTGTAAGCCCGTTTTCTCTCTTTAGCCTTACATACTCCTTAACCTCTGGCAAATCATCTCCAAAACCGCAATTATCGTATTGCTCGCACTTTTTATGAATAAGCGAACCATGCTCGGCTGCTTTCTCCAATACAGACTGCGGAATGTCCTTATAGGTATCTGGGAACATCCACTTGACTATCGCCGTTACACCACTCAATCGTACACCGTCCAAAGTGTACGTATGTGCACCTTCATCAAAGATGACAGGGCTTTTCTTTAATTCTATCTTTTTTTTCATCGTACTTCACTCTGATAATTCGTTAATAACATCGCCTAAGTCATTAATATATCTGTTCCCGTATTCATCGTCTGCAGGGAAAAGATATGAAAAATCTATATAGTCATTGTTGCATCCATATCCATTTCCAGATGGTGAAAAAGCCAAGCAATCTTTAACCTTGTCATATTCCTCTTTCTCGATTAAAGATGTTACTTCTTTAAGGCGCTTAACAACTTCCGTCTTTAGTTTCTCCTTGTACTTGCTTGAAACTAATTTATTTGCTTCTTCATCATTAAAGCCTGCATCTAACAAAAGCTCGATAAAGTCTCTACGAAAGTCTTTATGTAATATATTCTTTTCCATAGTTATGCTGCTTTTTCAATTTTCTTTGACTGCTTCGTGCAAGCATCAATAAATACAGGGTCTTTCCTTAGACCCGGATAGAGATTATAAGTATCCTCCAGCTCCTTCCGCGTTGTAGCTCTCTTTACTCGGTCGATAGCCTCTGCACGCACATCATCTAACTCGCTTGAGTTACCCCAAGTATAACGTACCTCTCCTTTATCATCCTTGATTTCGATAAAAGATACTCTACGCTGGTCATCATATTCTATAGTCGACACGACAAATCTCGGTTTTGGCTGTCGCTTTCCATTATACCCAGACTTCCATTCGTCTTCCTTTAGATTAATCCAGACAAATGGACACGTGTAAAGTTCACGACCAATACCCCAGTTAACACAAGCACGCTTAAAAGCATCAGACGCTTGCCCCTTCTCTTTCTCTGTATAGCTTTCGGTTCCCACATCTTGTTTTGTCACCCACTCGCCATTATCAGATAGCACGGCTACCGTACAGAATAGACTGCCGTTAATCAATTCATGGCTGCGCTTCCATTTTTCCGGTCCGACAACCTCATCAAGTAGCGTCATATCTACTCTCGCATTCTTGTACATTAGAAGGCTGCACCCTTTGCCATCCGTAACTGCTCCGACCCTACACTCTATCTCGTCTGCATGTAAGGTTCTAAAATTTAATTTATCCATACGCTTAATTAATTAAAAATCGTAGGTACGGCGGTATCGAACCGCCCAGACAATCACTTGCCCGCACCCTGCTGCACCTTCCAAATACTTCAAAATAAACTAAAAAAAGACTCTCACAAAAGTGAAAGCTATTCGTTTCTCCTGTTTAACCTCCTTACCAGATAGCCTGCACAAAGCGTAGCCCCTACAGAAACGATTAACGCACCTCCAGCAGCTATCGCAGCAATGATAATGCAGATAGCTATCAGATTAACCAATAGTACCGTACCTCTCGTTACTGGCTCTTCCATGATTTTGGTATAGAGTTCGCTCTGCTCGTCAAGCCAACTAACAACCCTGTTTTTATTTATCTTCCTTGTTTTCATTTCGCTCTTGCATATCGTAGGACATCGGCAGCGTTTACCAACCATTTGCCGTTCTGGGCTTCTCCGTTGCCCTTCTCGGCTCTAATCTTTCCAGCAGTGATTAGCCTTTCCAGTCTGGCACGACCTCCTACTATCTTCTCGCTGAACCTCAATCCAAATGTTTTACTATTCATTACTCGCATTATGGTCAAGAGCTTTTCACTATCCGTAATCATGTAGTTTCCCATTTCTTGACCTTATTTCAGTTCTCGCACGTCTCGACATCCTACATCTTCGTAAATCTCCTCCGTTGTTCGTTACTTGCAGAACAACGAAAAGCAAACTAAAGAGTATCTCGATACCATGCTTTCGTATCTCCTTGAGGTCAAAGTTTATCTTTAACCTCGCACAAACCATCCACCATAACAGCTCCGTATCTTTCGATATACCAAGTTTTCTGTAGATAGTCTTTTTCTGCGTCTTTACCGTCCAATAGCTTTTGCACAACTTATCGGCTACTTCCTTATCAGAATAGCCTTTGCAGTACTCCAGTATCAGACGGTGTTCCGCATCAGATAGTACAGCTTTAGGATATTCTGGTAACTTCTATTACCAGCTCCCCTAATCGCATTCTGAACTTCTTTCCCTCTCTACGGCTCATCGCTGCTACATTGGCAGTAGACACACGTACAACCTCCATACGTTCAATCGGCCACTCCTCCGTCTGTCCTACCTTCATACTCTTGAGAGTAGGTATAACAGGCTTTTTGTATTCGCCGTAAATTCTTTCTCTTCTCATTCTTACCATGATTGACTTAGTATGTTATACATTTTTGAAATAACCTTTACGTCCTCTTTTAACTTCTCACGCTTCTTTTGCTCTTGAAACCACCAATCCTTATACTGATTAGCGGCATCTTGCGATGCTAACAGCACGCCTTCCTGTTCCTCGAGTTGCTTTTCCAAGCAAGCAACGCTCTTCTTTAACTCTTCGTTCTCTTTTTCCAAAAGATTTAATTTGTTTTCTTCCATATGATTTGTTTTTTATGTTACTTGTGACTGGCTAACCTACTACGGTCTGTTTGTGTTACTATTCTTCGCACTATGCTGTCGAGTTCAACGACGCCAGCCTATTTGTTACTTAGCTCCTTGTTACTTTCTTCCCCGCTGCTTGCCTCGACCCTTATAGGGCTGCTTGCTTCTACGGTTGGCCTCTGCTTCATCGCTATATTTGGATATTATTTCAATCCTGCAATTTACAGCCCCATCAGGCAGGGGAACCGCTACATTATGCGTAGCCTTCGTGGCAAAGGTGGATTCGAACCACCATCGAGCCTCATACTCTTTTGCCTTGGTGATTAAGGCTCACCTCGCCCGATTGTTGTGGTACAATTCTAAACCACCCGCTTTCAGTCATTTTTATTTATGAGAGATGGCTCAAAGGGTTTCCCCGAAAATCTGTACTCTCTGCGCTGTGGGTGTTCGGGGCTCGAACCCGAATGCCTGCCTATCAGGTACACCCTAAATCTTATTCATCTATCACTATCTTATTACCCGCTCTAATCAGCTTTGTTAAGACCTCATCTAACTCGTACTTTTTGAAGCAGCATACATTGTTTTGTATCTCTCTTCCAGTTACCTCTGCAACCTTCTTTGCATCTTCTCCGTAAGTTTCATAAACATCTGCATTACGAAGTAATAGGATTGCCTCTGGGTACTTCTTCTTTAATTCCTTTGCTCTTTCCATTGCTTTATCTATTTTAGTTTTAGTGGACGTAATAAGTAACCTTCAAACCTCTGCGCAACTTACATACACATTTATCTTGACCTGACTTGTAAGCTCTTTCAATCTGCTTGTTTGCATGCTCTGTTCCTACCAGAAGGATGAGCCCAGAAACTCCTACCAGCTTATCAACCTTCTTGCCTTCCTCCGTATATCCGTAAACTTTAATCTTAAAGTCTCGATTTATCTCTCGTGTGCTGTACTGTAATTTTGTTGCTTTCATAACAAGTCTTTTTAAGTATGCCCCTTATCGGGGCATATTAGTTTACCTGATAGCATTTCTGAATATCTCACAAGCCTTATTATTATCAACTCCTAACTTTTTCATTATAAGTTGGATGTACTTGTCTACATCACTCTTGTTATTGATAAGACCTTTAACAAAATCGGCAAGGATAAAATCTTGCACCATTCTTGTTTTTGCTAACTTTGTTGTAACTTTAATTGCTTTCATATTCAAGTCTTTTTTTAATTTACCCCGTTTGAGGTATTGTAAGTTTCAATTATTATTTATACCTTTGTTTCAGAATTACAGTGCAAAGATAAACAAGAAAATTGTTGTTTGCAAGAAAAACAACAATAAACTCGAATATCTTAACATTTATTAAACAATAAGTTTGTTTGTAACACCATTTTTATTGTCTATATGAACAAGAATGAAAGATTTGAAAAGGCTATAAACTACTTGCGAATGCAGGGAGTTGTTGCAAAAAACGAAGATGTAGCTACTCGCATGAATGCAGACCCTTCGAATGTTTCGAGGTCAATAAAAGGGACAGGCAATAACCCAACAGGGAAATTCTTGCAGCGTTTTAATAATGCCTTTGATGATATCTTTAACCTTAATTGGTTGCTCGATGGAGATGGAGAGATGCTGAACGCACAAGCAGACACAGCAAACAGCAATACACAGATAAAAGTAACATACGAAGATAGACCGAGAATATCGCACGCAAGCGGAAGACCATACTATAACGTAGATTTTATCGGTGGCTTTGATTTAGTTCTCAACGACCAAACCATCGTACCAGAGTATAACATTGACTTCGCACCATACAATCAAGATGGGGTGGTGTGGTGCAACATCACAGGAAACTCTATGCAACCTAAAATATCACATGGCGATATTATCGCTATTAAAGAAGTCGTAGGCTGGCAGGACTACCTAAGCATGGGAGAGATATACGCTGTCGTGACGGCTAACCACCTACGCACCGTTAAGATTATACGACAAGGCAAATCAGAAGGTACACTGCGATTCATACCTATTAATACGGCAGAATTTGACGAGCAAGAAGTACCAATCAAGATGATTACACGTGTCTTCGAGGTGCTTGGGTGCATGAAACGATTATAATATCTATCGATAACTAAAATGATGAAGTTATGGAAGGTAAAGAGGTAAGAAGAATATTATCTGAACATAAGATAAACTTTACTTGGCTTGCTGGGAAATTAGGTATCAGTGGACAGGCGTTAAACTCTCGATTGAACGCTCAAGACTTCAAGGATACTTACCTGATTCAGATTTCCGAAATTATCGGCAAAGATATCTTCGGGCTAAAGTCACACACAACATCGCAACCTATTCTTAATCTTGACGTACGAATGAAAAATGAGGCGGACTTTACAGAAGATAATTATCCAGTACTTGAATACGTTTCTATCTATTCTTTCAACGGTTGTACTGGTATTACCGTCTATGGCAACGAAGCTGCACCGAAATATAACTCAGGTGATGTTGTATTCTTCCTTCCGTCCGATAAGGATATAATTGCAGGTTGCACTTATCTTATCGTAACCAGGACTGAACGTCTTATACGGAAATGCTTTCCAGACAGCAGGACTATCCGCCTTGAACCTTTCAGCCCTGTTTATCCTACACGTAACATTCGCAAACAAGACATACTACACGCTTACAAGATTGTCGGTACAATCTCACGAGAGCAGATGTAATTTATATAATATAAAACAGAATATGGGCTTTTTAAATAACTTAGGAAAAGGACTAATCCGCTCTGCTGTAAATCAAGTTGGTAGAGACGCAGGTAGAGTTGTAAGTAATCAGCTTTATGGCGACGCACATTCAACCCCCTATCGCAGGGTTGGATATGAAAGTAAGTGTTTTATGGATGAAGATAGCGAGGAACTTCTATATGAACAATATAAATATCCAAACTTTATTATTCATTGCTTAATAGCGTTTCTTTTTAACGCCTTTGGCGGCATTGCATTGTTACTTTATGGTTTTAATCTACGTAACAAGACGAACATCGTACGAGGCAAGAAGGTTTTTACATATAAAACGTATGTAACAGACAACAGATATAAAAATGGGCTGAGATATAACGGCAATATCACACGCTCAGTACCATTTAGAAGACCTGCAACTGATGAACAGATGGAGAAAAACAAAAAGATTGCAAGGAATTATCTGATAGCTGGAGTCGTACTAATTATATATGGTGCAATTCTTTGGACAGTAGTCAATTTGAAGTAAAACAAATAAATAATAGATAAATGAAGAAATACTTACTTGTATTAATGCTATTAGTCACAAGTATAGCATATGCACAAAAAACACATCCAGCATACTGCGAGGTTATGGCTTACAATTTCTGGGGTGTTGGAAAAGTTTACATAACTATTGACCTTGGAGCAGAACGCAATGGTACTATTTGCGACAATAACCAGAAGCCAGTAAAGTTTAATTCTCATATAGACGCACTTAACTATATGTCAAAGTTAGGATGGAGAGTAAAAGATACTTATTTCTTATCTGAATTAAAAGATAAGGTGTTACACTTCTTACTTGTTAAAGATGTAACTGATGATTCTCAGATAAGTGAAGGGATATACGTAAAACCAAAGAAGACAAAAGAGCCATATAAACCTGGAAAAGATGGCGATGGTGTCTACTAAAATATCATCAACTCGCAATAAAACGAATATATCATAAAAAAGATAAGCAGCGTAATAACTTACATATCAGTATATAACATCATTTCACTCGGATAGCCTTCTAAGCTGTGGGTCTTGGG